CTCCTGGATCCTACGACGAGTTGCTTCGTTGGCTGCAGCCTCTGCTTCTGCGATCTGCTTTGCCTTCAACTTGCCGATCTCGGCCTCTAGGTTTTGCTCCGGAAGACTCTTCTGTGATGAACCAAAAACAGCCTGGTTGAATGCACGCATGGCCCGCATGCTTTCCAACCTGGATTCAGCCGCCTTGAGAATCTGCTCATCGGTGTTCTCACGGCCGATGCCGACCATGGTATCCCATGCGCCTTTGGCTGCATCGGTAACGCCCTGCCATGCCTTCTCGATCAGCCCCAAATTGGCCTTAACACCGTCAGCGCGAGTCTTCAGGGTGTCTGCCAACGCGCCTTGGGCGACGGCCGCAGCTTTGTCCTTTTCGCCTTGTTCTTCCAGGGCGCGCACCTGTTCATAAACAGCGGCGGTCAGGAATCGGTACTTGTCGTTCAGCTTCAGGACGGCATCCGCCGGCGACTTGCCCAGGTCGGCGAAGTCCTTTACCAGGTCCTGCACGGACGCACCTGTGGCGCGGTTCATCGCCACGATGGCCACACCGGCGTTCTGCAGCTCGTCCTTTGTGACGCGGCCCGTGGCCACCAGCTGCGCCAGCACTTCAGCAGCCTTGCCTTGGGTGCCAGACACCACAGCAATGCCGGCGGCCATGGTCGACAGCTGGCTCGCAGTCACGCCAGCCGCATTGCCTGACAGGAGGATCTGCTTGCGGAACTCTTCCGACTCCCCCGCGCCCTGCACGTAGGCATAGGCCAGCGCACCGGCGCCAGCCGCTGCCAGCGTGAAGGGGTTGATGAGCCCGGCCACATAGCCGCCCAGGGCCCGCGCGGCAGGGCCAATGCCGCCAAACATGTCCTTGAGCTGGCCACCCTGCTGCAGGAAGACGGTCAGGGGCGCCTGGCCAGCAGCCAGAGACGTGGCAATGTCCGTGAACTGCGCAGGGATGCCGCGCAGCGCCGCTGCCGTCTGGGCAGCCGAGACACCCATGGTGGACAGCTGGCCTGTGGCGGCCTGCTGCAACCGGCGGGCCTCTTCCAACTGGGTCAAGTAGGGGCGCAGGGCCTCCACGTTGACGCCACGCTGATTGGCCAGCGTCTCGTAGAACTTTGCGGTGTTCTTCTCGCCGGCCTGCACCACGGCTGTGGCGCGCTGCACGCTCCCGATCATCGAGCGCGTGGCGCGGTCCAGTTTTTGGGCGGCCTGGTCCCCACCGTCACCAACGGCGTCGAGGCCCTTTCCGGCCTGCTGGCCGGCGGCGCCCACGGCTTGCGCCATGCTATGGCCAGCCTGGGCAACCTCGGCCAGGCCCTGCTTGGCTTCCCGGCCGTCTACCTTGACTTTCAGCGTTGCAGAGCGTTCGTCGTTTGCCATGGTCAGAACTTCTTGTGCATTTCACCCAGCGCGGCGTCTTCCAGCACCTGGATGTCATGCATTAAGTGGAGGCGCTCGTCATCGGGCACCTGGTACAGGTCGAACAACACGACCAACGACTGGTAGATCAGGCCGGTGCGACCGCCGAAGCCGGCATGCCATTGAGTGCGCATGTCCGCAAAGATCTGGACTGCGCGCCAGTTCTCCGGCCATACGTCGACCGGATCCAGCGCGAAGTCTTCCGGATCAAAAGCGCCACCGGCCAGCTCCTGGGCTGTAGGGAGGCGCTCGTACATCACGGCACCGGCCGCCTTCAGTTTCCCAGGCGGCCCTCTGTGCACGCAGCGGCATAGGCCATGGACAGCGCTGCTGCGGCGGCCGGCATTTCGTCGCACAACTGCTTGAGAGATTCCAGCCCCAGGCGCTCGTCTAGGTTCCATTCCTCGATGGCCTTGAGCAGGTGGCCGGCGCTCTTCTCGCCCAGCTGCTGGTGCAGCTTCTCGAAGTCCACGCTGCCGGATTCGGTCTTGGGCTGAACAATGCCTGCGTCCGCATACATCTCGTTGACCAGGGCGCCGAACTCCTTGCGGGTGCGGTACTTGTAGGTCACCTCAATGGTGGCTTCGGTGCCGTCCTCCGGCAGTTCGAACTTGACGGGGAATGGCTTGAACGTCTTGGGCCGCTGGCCCAGCTTGATCTTGGATGTGCTCATGTTTCAGGTCTCGCAGGAGTAAGAAATGCCCGTGCCAAGCCCCGCCGCTCCTGCGAAGAGCGAACGGGGCCTGGTCGGTGCTGATGGGCGCCAATTACGACGCGTAACGGGTCAGGCGGTTGTTGCCGTTGAAGGCGCACTTCACCTTGTTGACTTGGCCGTCCTGGAAGGTTTCGGCTTCGTTCAGGGCCACCGTGCAAGGCTGGTAGCTCTTTGCGCCCGAGCGCTTGAGGATCTGCACGATGGTGTTGGTCTGCACTTCAGTCAGTGACTTCAGGGCGGTGTAACCAGCGGTGGTGTTGGAGTCAGCATCCAGATCCAGCGACATCGATGTGGCGGTGAAGCCGTCGTTGATCGAAAACTCGACGTCCGACTCGATGTACTTGTAGGAAACGTTCTTCGGGTCGCCGCCGCTGGTGGAGACGCCCAGCACCTGCGTGATCTGTTGGAAGGTCGATGCCTTACGCACAGAACCGATGCCGGTACCTGGTGGGTAGAACGTGGTGTTGGTTGTGTCGCAGCCTTCCAGCACAAAGGTGTCAGTGGTGACCGACTTGACGCGGAAAGCCCGCAGGTTCAGCCGGCCCCAGCCAGAAGTGACTTCGACGATGTCACCGTTGCTGTAGCCGTGCGCGACGGATGTGACAACTGCCTCGGAGGCATTGGTCACGATGGTGGTGTTCTTCGACGCGCCGAATGCCGACGCGATGTAGAACGTGGTCCCGGTAGGTACCTGAGCCATGGTCTGGGCCTTTCAGAATGAAAAAGCCCACGCGAGGTGGGCCAAAATGAACGCCCTCGCGGGCAACGAAAAAGCCCCGGCGGTTTCCCGCAGGGGCTTAGCTGTTTGGCCTGTTGGCCGTTATCAAGTGCGCGGTGCCCAGACCTCAAAGTCCTGCATGGATCCGCGCAGGCCGGGCACATCGTTCGATGCAATCAGCCCGCTGATGGGCCTGGCCTGAAAGGTGGTGTTGGCAGCCAGCGCTGCTTCAATTTGCCTGGCCAGCTGATTGGCGGAGTGGCGACTTTCGTGCCACACGTTGATCTGGATGAAGGCGCCCACTTTGTCTGGTAGCACGCCTTCCGCGTAGACCAGTGAGGGGCCACCGATTTGCTGCCAAGTCACGTAGGGCGTGGCAGTTGCTGCGGGCGCCTCGTCTGGATAGCTTCGGGGGCAGATCGCCACCAGCGCGGTAGTGAGCAGTGATTCGATACTCACGATTTCCCCTCAACCCGATCGAACAAAACCTTTATGGCGGCATCCATCGCCTGCGGGAACTTGGACATGGCGGGCCTCAGAAATGGACGCGCAGCAACCAGCTTGGGCTGTGCGAGCGGTTTGTCCTTGTGCGTGGTGAAGCGCTTTGTCTTTGGGTCAAAAGACACCTCATACCTTTGAAGGTGCCCAAACTCCACCAGGTGACCATGAGGCGCAGTTGGCAAAGCACCTGCCGACTGGCTGCCTGATTTACCACCCCGTTTTCCGCGCCGTTTTCCGCGCCGTTTTCCGCGCCGCCATGTAACGTGATAGGCAGAAAACCCATCACCAGAGTTATCGCGACTGAAGGCTTGGTAAATGCTTCGATCAAGTGTGCCGGTCTGTTTCTTCAGCTTGGCAACATTGCGTTTCACTTCTTCGTATATGACCTGTGACGCGGCCTGGGCGGCGGGACGTACCGCTTGATCGATGCCGGATCCAATTTCGTTCAGCAGCGCATCGAATTCAGCATTGTTGAAAGAAATGGTGACGCTCATCGAAGCACCTCACACACCAAATCCATGTAATCCTGCCGCGCTGCAACCGGCTGCACAGCGAGGATAGAGTAGATGGTGGAGCCATGCACCACCCGCATCGAGGCGGTCAAATCAGATCGCGGCCTGATGCGAATGGATGCTTTGCTGGTGGACGTGGACTTGTCTGCCCGGATGGACTCGGATCCGGATTGCACCAGGATGTTGGCCCACACAGGCGCCACCGTCTGCCAGCCTACCGTCGGCTGGTTGATCTCATCGAAGCCAGAAGCGGGCCGCTCGATGGTCACGTAGCTGTCGAGCTGGCGGGCAGATGTCTTGCGCTTCATCCGTACACCCTGTAGGGTTGCAAAAGTGATCGAGCAGCCACCGGCAGGTCAACTTCCTCTTGACCTTGGTCATCATCCCTCTTGACGTAGATGTGACCCAGCGTGATCAGCACGGCCGCCTTGATGCCCTCATCGAGCACGATGCCAGCATGCGTCATCCTGGCCGTTGCCTGGGCGTTCAGGTATGCATCGTCAGCGGCGCCCACGGCAATGGCCATCTCGACATCACTGTCCAGCTGCTCAGCGCCAGAGATAGCCGATTCATAAGCCGTCGTGGCTGCAGACAGCGCCGCCTGCACACCGTTCTTGGCTGTTGCGAGGGATCCAGCGTCTGCGTAGACATACCGGCGCATCCATTGGGATGCCGCGCGCTCGGCAGCGTTGAGCCACACCTGGATGAGCGTGTCCTCTGCGCTGTCTGTCACTCTCAGGTGCAGCTTGGCTTCGGACAGCGTGACGATGCTCATGATCAGGCGGCCTTGCCTTGCTTGGCAGGCTTTGCGGTAACTTCAGGCGCGCCTTCAGAGGCATCTACGGCCCAGCCTTCGTGTGTGGAAACCTCGATCAGGTCCTGGTCGTCGGTTTCGATGGTTTGTCCCTTCTCGTAGTGCTTCACGTTCACATTGGCGTGCGCCCACGAAAATTCCTTGATGACTTTCAGCAGCATGGTGATTCTTTCTGCAGGAGGTTGATCAGGCGGGCCACCATGGGCCCGCCCAGGACGCGATTAGGAGGCCGCGATCTTCAGCAGCTTGATGGCCTGCGTGTTGCGCAACTTGCCACCAGTGCGGCGGCGCACGTAGTACTTCACGAAGCCAGGCGTGGTGATCTCATCACGGGTGATGCGCATGCCCACGCGATCGGCGATCAGGTAGCCTTCCTTGAAGTCACCGAATGCCAAGGGGAAGGCATTGGCGGCCACGGCGGGCATGTCTTCGGCTTCGACCACGCTGTAACCCATGAAGGTGTCTGGCTGGCCAGCAGTCAGCGATGGCTGCCACAGGTACTGGTTCTGCGAGTCCTTGTACTTGCGCAAGGAGGCCAGCACCAGCTTGGACGACACCCAGTTGGCGTTTCGGCGGTAGCGCGCACGCAGCGAGTAGATCACGTCGTACAGCGTGTCCAGGCTTGTTGGCATGGTGGAAGCCTGACCGGAGGCGATGTACTGCAGGGTGCCAAAGGCACGGCTGGCATCGGTTGTGGTCACGGGCGTAGGGCCAGCCAGGAAGCCGGTGGGCTTCTTGGTACCGTTTCCGGAAACGAATGCCGCGCCTTCACCCTGGCCGATGGCTTCAGCAGCGGAGTCGATCAGCCACTGCTCGACATTGAAGAACAGGTCGTCCAGCGACTCTTCCGAAGCCTGAGGCTTGGCGGATGCCATGCCGAACGTGGGGGCCACTTCTGCCAGGTCAGGGGTGTTGGTCTGGTTGCGGGTGTCGCTTTCACCAACCCACTCGAAGCCGGCGCCATTGATGTCGAACAACTCCTTGTAGTCGGAGCTGCCAACAGTACGCACAGTGGCGATCTGGCGGATGGGCGAGATGTCCACAGACAAACGAGCGATCTGGCGCTCGATGACTTCAGGCAGCGCATAGCCGCCAGCGGAACCAGTCGATGTGACCGTTGCGGTTGAGCGAGTCTCGCGGCTGTCTTCCTTGCTCTTGGCTTCCAGGGTCTTGGCGGCTTGCGCACAACGCTGTTGGCGCTCATGGTCACCGGGCGAGCGCATCCAGTCCAGGAAAGCGCCGCGGTACTCTGTCGCCTCCTGGCTCTCGCCTTCTTGGCGTCCACCGGTCAGGGCGCCTGGGCGGGCCAGCTTGGTTTCCATCTTCTCCAGCTTGGACTTCATCTCGGACAGGCCGTTGATGTGTTCGTCCATGCGGGCCAGCTTGGCGTCGAAGTCGGCCGTGCTGCTGCCACTCTTGATGGCCTCGATGCGCTGGTCGTTGGTCTTCTTGTACTCGTCGAAGGCCGTGGCGATCTTGTCGATGGCGTCAGCCACGGTCTTGATCGATGGGTCGTCGCGCTTTTCGTAGACGCCAAACATGGACAGCTTGGCCAGCAGTGCGGCGTGATGGGCGGCCATGGAGGCCTTGATGCTGATCATCTTCATGGGAGAGTCCTTTCAGGGGATTGGATGGAGTCCAGCAGCCTTTTGGCTGCCTTGAGTGCTTCGGCGGTCGAATCCGCGGAATCCCTCCGCTGCTCGCCCATCCGCATGACGCGCGACACAAAAGCCGTCGCGTCAGACTTGCTGAACCCGGCATCACGCAGGGTCTTTTCAGCGTCTTTGGGTGTGGTCAACTCATCGGCTGACTTGACGTTCGTGATCCGCGCCTTTTCATTGGCGGGAAATGTGACCAGCGAGACTTCCCACAGGTCAACCTCGGTCAGGGTACGGACGTCGGTATTGGTGTCGTAGGACCAAGCCTTGGAAATGAAGCCGATGGACAATCCGTTGAGCGCGCCCATCTTCAGCAGTGCATGCGCTTCTTTGCCGCGTGCCGTGTCCAGGCAAAGCTGTCCCTTGACCTTCAGGCCTCGGGCGTCTTCCGACATCTCCAGCCATACGCCGATGGGGTCATCCGCATCGTGCTGCCACAGCATCGCAGGCATCGTGCCGGCTGCTTTGTGTGCCGCGAGCGAATCCTTGAAGGCACCTTTGGCGATGACATCGTCGTAGTTGTCGAGCACCCCGAACACGGATCCGTAGCCCTCAATCGTGCCGTCTTCGTTTGCCTTGATCTCGATGGAGAACGAGCGCACCTCGCGCCCGCCTGCGGCTTCCTTGCGCTCAAGCGTTCGGTGTTTCATGGTTGGTCCTCGGAAAGCAAAAAACCCGCACTCAGGCGGGTTTCGTGGGGTATGACAGGTCAGGCTGGCGCGTTGTTGGCGCCACCTCCCCCGTTGGTCATGTTCATGGGGCGAAGGTACTCATCACCACCATCGCGGGGGGCTCGGCCTTCTTCGTCGCGCCATTCGTTGGGGCTCAAAAGGCCCATCTCGATGGCCGTTCTGGCATAGACAGCGCGGTCCTTCATCGAGCCCATGCTCATGTATCGCGTGTCGAAGCCAGCGAACAGCGGGCCAGCCCCGTCCAGCAGCATCTCGTCCATGCGCTGCGTCCAGGCTTTGTGCCAAGGCGTCAAGGTGTGGATCAGGTGAGCCGCAAAGAAAGCCTCGGAGCTGGCGAAGGTGCTGGCCTTGTCCGAGTGCCCAACCATGATGGGGAACACGCTGTAGGCCCGGCAGATCTCCTCAACCTGGGTCCGGCGCGTCTCGTTGGCCTGGGCATCCACACTGCTCATGGCCGTGCTGAGCCACTTTGCGGCACGATCCAGCACCAGTGGCGTCCCCACCTTGTCGGGCCCTGCCTGGTCTTTGATCCACTTCGTCAGCCTGGTGTGCTGGTCTTCTGAGAGATTGCCGTCCACCGAGTACACACCGGTGGGGCGCAGGCCGTTGGCGTGCACAGACTGCTGGCTGCGCTCTGTTGCCATGGCCAGGCCGATGGCAGAGCGTGCCAGCGAAACCGCATTGAGCGACTTGGCCCAGTCCCACTGCAGGCCGTTGAGCACGAACACGTCTTCGGGCGAGAACACGCCGATCAGCCCAAACTCGTCGTAGCAGCGGTACTGCACCTCGTAGCGGCTGACCTTCTCCACCGACCACTGGCCGGGCTGCACCGGGATCAACTCGCGCACCCGGCGGTTGTCGCCCTTGACCTTGATAGACAGCGCTGAACCCGTCAGCGCCGCATGCACAGTCATCTGGCGGCGCCACTCCAGCGAGGTCTGCCATTCGTTGGGGCGGCGGGCCAGCAGGCGGTACTCAGGAATGTTGACAGCACGCTGGCGCCGGCCGTCTTCCAATTCTCTGTACACATGCAGGTCAGGCGTGGCGCAGCCATCGGCGATGACCTTGACGCACGCCAGCACGGTGGCCACCTCCAGCGCCGTCTTGGGCGTCACAGTCACACCAGCGACCGTGGTACCGCCAATCCCATCAATGAGACTGGCCACCTGGTCATAGGTGAGCTGGGCTGCCTTACGCCCAAAAAGTCGGTTGAAGATACTCACGGATGATCCCAAAACGATCGACCCTTACCGGCCGGGTTTAGCGCAAGCAATTGCACAGCGTTGAAAACGGCCATGAGCGGGTCGATCTTGGCCGACCCAGAAGCCTGCTTTGTGATGGAAACTGCATTGCCGACTTGGACAATCCTGGCATTACCAACGCACCAAGACATGAGAGGCCTTCCTCCGTGAACGAGCGTCTTGTTAGCCAGGCGGCGCTCGGTTGTCTTAATGGCTCCCTGGAGCTTCCAGCCTTGGGATATACCGACGATGTCATCCATCGTTACGGGACCAGGTTCGTCTTCAGTCCCTACCAGTTCATCAAGAATTGCACCAAGACCGTGTTGGTCTACTCCGATCTTGTCGAGCAAGCCGGCCACCGATACCTGGGCAATGATTGAGACAAGGTCTGTCACATCGTCGCCCACGTTTTCAACGAGACACAGGTCCCCATCTGCGGCAAAGTCGCGCAGCCGTGGGGCTACGTCAGTTCTTCGCTCAAGCACGGACGGATGGGCCCAGGCCTTCGCCCAAGCCAACCATCGCCCAGTTCCAGTTTCTCGACCGACAAGGCCCAGGCCAAGCAAGTCGTCAAGGCCGCCGCCGTCGATACCTGCCGTGATCACATCGCAACGTGACAGCAATGCATCGAACGTCACAACCTGGTCTGACGCTGGCAGCCAAAAATCTGCGCCGGCCCATCTGTCCGACCTGAGATTGATACCAATCTCAACGTTGAGGTGCTTGGCCAAAAACTTCTGAAATGAACCGTCTGTCTTTGCCTTGTTCTTTTTCAGCTGGTCTTCAAGCCATTCGGCACTTACTGACCTGCCTATGTTCGGGTTTGAAATGTAGAAGTTGGACGGGTCCATATAGGACTTGTCCTTGACCATGCTTGGCGGGAATTCATAAATCACGCCCAATGACTTGCGGTCGTCTATCTTTCCATCCCGCACGTCGCGGTAGTAGTTCAGCTTGTCCTTGAAGACGCCTGCAGGAGGTTCATCGCTCTGCGTTGTGAGGTAGATCACCCACCCCTCATCGCGCGACACCTGCCCGCCTGTGGCCTCCATGAACATGCCCTCGGCATTTGACTTGGTGCCGAACAGCCAATGTTCGTCTACCAGGATGCGGCCAGACTTCTTTCCAGAAACCGTGTCCGTATCCGCCGCAACCACCTTCAGGGATGCCTTCGTCACCCTGTGCGTGATCGTCCGGATGTGGTCCTGGATGTGGAACATGTCAGACAGTTCCTCATCGGCGCGGATCATCCCTGCAGCTGGCTTGAAGCTGTTATCGGCTACTTCCTTCGTTGGCGCCAGAATCAGGTGCTCTTCTTCATCTCGCCAGCACAAAATGACGGCGGTCAGCATGATGCCGGCCGCTATGGTGGACTTGGTGTTCTTCTTGCTGATCAGCAGGAAGTATTCACGGATGAGCTGCTTTCCGGTTTCGGCGTCATAGGCGCAAAAGATGGCCCCCACGAAGTCGAAAACCCACTGCTCGCTGCACTCGCCAAATGTCGGCTTCCCTGGTAGATCGACAACCCGCAGCTCTTTGAAGATCGCCAGCGCTTGCGCTGCCTGGTCAGGGTAGATCGGGGCTGGAATGATCGAGCGCCCCTCTATCAGCCTACGTTCCCAATCGGGGCAGGCTGTCGTCCACTCCATGCTCAGACCTTCTTACCGCCAGCCGCGACCAGCTTGGGAGGTTGAGCGGGGGCAAACTTGCTGGCGGCAGTCTTGGCCGCTGCATTCTTCTGCTCCTTCTTGCCACCCTCACCCAGCCTCGCGTGCTCATATGGCAGCATCGCCTTGGCCGCGTCGACCCGCAGCTTCATGTCACTGACCGTGTCGTTCATCACTGCCTTGAGGAACGCTTTCGGGTCCTCGTACAGCTTCGACAGGGCCAACACATTCGAGCCAGGCGGCACAATCGGCTGACTGGCCTGGGGTTTTGTGCCGGACTTCTCTTTGGTTGAGCCCTTGGACTTGGATTTGGCGCGCTCAGCCAGCTTGGCCAGCGCCGCAATCACCTCGGGATGCTTGGCCAGCCTGGAGCCCGCCTGAGGCGCCGTCGCTTCGCTGTAGCCGGCCTTGAGCGCCGCCTGCGTATTGGATGCACCTCTGGCCTTGGCTTCAACAAACTGACGTTGCTTGCCTGTTAAAGCCATTTAAC